TATCCGGGCGGTGATGGTCAGGCTCTGTTTTCGGCTACCCACCCACTCGTTTCTGGCGGCAATAACTCGAACATCCCTTCGACCCCTGCTGACCTGAACGAAACCTCGTTGGAAAACGCTGTGATTCAAATCGCTGCGTGGACTGACGAACGTGGTCTGCTGATTGCAGCTAAGCCACGTAAGCTGATTGTTCCACCGGCTCTCCAGTTCGTTGCTACTCGTCTGTTGGAAACCGAACTCCGTGTCGGCACTAACGACAACGACATCAACGCACTGAAGAACAACGGTTCGATCCCAGAAGGCTACACGATCAACCACTTCTTGACCGACACAAACGCATGGTTCCTGACCACTGACGTTCCAAACGGCATGAAGCACTTTGTTCGTACGCCGCTGGCGAACTCGATGGACGGTGACTTTGACACCGGCAACGTGCGTTACAAGGCTCGTGAGCGTTACTCGTTCGGCTGGTCTGACCCGCTGGGCATGTTTGGCTCGCAAGGCGCGTAATAAAAGGGGGGCTTTACGCCCCCCTTTTTGTAGTATATAAAGGCAGTAATTCCGGGGATTATCCGGTGCGTTCGAACAGGCCCCCGGCCTGACTTCATGCAGATCGGCGCACCTAACCGCATGAGGAAAAATATGGCTCTCTCTACTACCCAAAGTATTTGGCGTTCGGGCGGCGGCGACACAACTCGCACCGCATACTGTGGTTCTGGCCTGATGGCTGCACAGTTTTATATCGCCGACGCATCTCCTGCCACTGCTGGCACTAATGTCGCTATTTCTTCTACTTCCGGCGCTCCTGCGCTGATCCTACCTGCTGGCGCTGTTGTCGTTTCGGTAAGTATTACTGCTGAGACTGGCTCTGGTACGTTCGATCTGGGCGCAACCGGCTATGTTTCTGGCACCGCTGACAACAACTACATCGCCTCTGGTGTGACCGTTGCTCTGGGCACAACTTCGGTGGGTTCCGTGGTTTCTGGCGCAGCTTTGACTGAGATGTCGTATGTGACTGTGACAGATAACACTGGCGCTTCGGGCACTGTGACTGGCTTTATCACTTACTTCGTCACCGACCCGCTGGTAGGCCAGCAGAACGTCTAATAAGGAGGCATCACCATGATGCAAACAGACGTTAAGAATAAGTATATGAACGCGACGGGTGCTGCCGGTATCGGCACTACCCGCGTTAAAGGCATATACATTATTGCGACCGGTACAGGTGGCTCGGCAGTTTTTGCGGATGGGCAAGGCGGCACTACGCGTCTTCAGCTTGATACTGATACGACCAGCTCTGGGGTGTATATGCTGTTCCCCGGCGAAGGCGTTAAGTTCAACAACGACCCGTATGTGACTTTGACTAACGTGGCTTCGATCTCATTCTTCTATGGCTAACGCAAAAATATCGCAGCTACCCTTAGCGTCCACTCCGTTAGCGGGCACGGAAGTACTTCCGATTGTCCAAAGCGGGGTGACCGACCAAGTTTCGGTAGCTAATCTTACTTACGGTAGAGCTGTCGATACGGGCAACTTAACTGTTACTGGCACGCTTGATACGACGGGCGATCTGGCTGTTGCAACTACTAAGTTCATTGTTGTTGCTTCTACCGGTAATACGTCGGTCGCTGGTACGTTGAATTCCGCTGGTAACTTCTCGGTAGCCACAAACAAGTTCAACGTCACTGCTACGTCGGGTGACACTGCTGTTGCGGGCACATTAAACGCTGTTGGTAATTTTTCAGTAGACACTAACAAGTTTAACGTCACAGCAGCTAGTGGAAATACTGCAATTGCAGGTACGTTGGGTGTCACAGGGCTATCAACCCTAACCGGTGGTTTAGTAGGCGGTGTTCAATCGTTGTCAGGTGCTGGTGCGGTTAACTTGACTACGGTGCTTACTGCGTACACTTCTACCGGTGCTGCGCAAGCTTTGACTCTGGCAAACGGCACAGCTGGGCAAATTAAAATTATTTCCCACGTGGTTGATGGCGGTTCCGGGGTGCTTACTCCGACTACTGCACTAGGCTTCACAACGATTACGTTTACTAACGCAGGTGACAACGTGATGCTGGTATATACGGCGTCGGGTTGGGCTATTGTTTCTGTACGTAACGCAACTGTCGCTTAATTGGGTGTCCTATGGCTAAGACTCCGGCATGGCAGCGCAAGGAAGGCAAGAACCCTAAAGGCGGTTTGAACGCTAAAGGGCGTGCTTCGTATAACGCAGCTAATCCGGGGAAGCCCGGGTTGAAAGCGCCACAGCCGGAAGGCGGGGCTAGGAAGAAGTCATTCTGTGCCCGGATGTCAGGGATGAAGAAGAAGCTGACTTCAGCCAAGACCGCGAACGACCCGAACAGCCGCATCAATAAAAGTTTAAGGGCTTGGAAGTGTTAACTATGGACTTAGCATTTGTTTGGAATGGCGCGTTGTCGCTGTTTGTGGGCTTGTTTGCGTACATCGCCCATGAGAAGTTTTCTGAGTTGGCACGTATCACGATTCTTTTGAACAAGACTCGTGAGGAAATCGCGCGAGATAACGTGACTAAGGCAGAGGTAGACCGGATTACGGATCATATAGATCAGCGATTCAACCGGCTGGAGAACAAGATAGACCAGCTAATTGAGTCCCAGCGGAGAGTGTTATGAAGAAAAAGGTCAAGAAGTTTGGTCGCGGCGGTGACGTTCTTACCGCCGCAGGCGCAATTTTGCTTGGTAAACACCTGTACGATAAGTACAAAGAAGGCAAAGACGACAGCGATTACGCCCGTAAAGTCAAAGAATTCCGTAGCAAAGAAGATACAGCTAAACCAGCAGAAGAGCCTAAAACGGCTACGAAAGCTGAGCCAAAAGAAGAAACTCGTGAAGAGTATCTTGAGAAGCGTGGCGCTAAGCGTATAAAAGAAACAGACACCCGCGAAAACACTCTTTATAAAGAGGACGAACCTAAGAAAGTAGTAACGACTACGCCTAAAGGGACAGCACCGGCGGTTAAGAAAGCAGCACCTTATACGGGGGTTGTTCCTGCTAAAGATTTAGGTAGTCAAAGTTTTAGCAGCGAGTCTCTTAAATCAAAACCATACCCACAGGCAGAAGCTACAGCAAGACTGAAAAAAGCTGAAGCCGAACGGCGTGCAGGACAGGGTCTTACTCCTCGTGCAGAATATACCGGCCCCGGCAGCAGACAACATGTTGAAGCTCTTAAGTTACGCCGCTCACAACAACTTGAAGAAGAAGCCAAAAAACAGTTCGAGAAAAATAAGCGTGAGAATGAAGGCATGAAGCGCGGTGGCAAGGTCAAGAAGTACGCCGAAGGCGGTACAGCTACTTCTAAGCCTGAGCCAAAGAAGAAAGACACGATGCCCGAATGGGCAAAGACTGAGCGCGAGAACCGTAGACGGGACGAGCTTAATAAGCGCGAATCCGAAGGCGCAGCAAAAGAAGTTAAGCGCAACATGAGCACGTTTGGGTTTAAGAAGGGCGGCTCAGCATCGTCTCGCGCTGATGGTATTGCGATTAGGGGGAAGACTCGTGCCTAGTGTCTCAGGTAAACAACACCGTCTCATGGCTGCGGTGGCAACAAATCCAGCTGTGGCTAGGAAAACTAAGATTCCACAATCTGTGGGAAAAGAGTTTATGGAAGCTGATAAAGGCAAGAAATTTAAAGGAGGCGGTGAAATGAAAGAGTCAAAAGCAATGGTTAAGAAGGAGATCGGCTTCATGAAGAAGAAGGGCGCTCCTAAGTCGATGGTTAAGCATGAGGAGGCTGAAATGGCTGGTATGAAAAAAGGCGGCATGGCTAAGTACGCCAAGGGCGGCATGGTTGCTCCGTCGAAGATGGGTGCTGTTAAGACTGCGGCTCCTAGCCGTGACGGTGTTGCTACTAAAGGCAAGACCAAAGGCACACAGATCAAGATGGCTGGTGCAACAAAAGGCATGAAGGGCGGCGGCAGAGCCTGCTAAAGGAGAGTTGAGATGCGTCCAGCACCAAGACAACCACTTACTAGTGGCCCAATCGTAAATCGGCCTAGAGACCCTGTAATGCCTGTAGGCCCAGTGGTAAATCGCCCTGTGCTTGGTGGTCCCAGAGTACCTGTTGGGCCAGTAGTGAATCGTCCTATAGCTATGATGAAAAAGGGCGGCTCCGCTTCTTCTCGTGCGGACGGTTGTGCTAAACGCGGTAAGACCAAAGGCAAAATCATATGATGGCCTCACGCGGCATGGGTGACATTAACCCTTCCAAGATGCCCGGCGGGAAGAAGAAAGCCCGTCGGGATAGCACCGACTTCACGCAGTACAAAGAAGGTGGGAAGGTCAATGCTGCTGGTAACTACACCAAGCCCGGTCTGCGTAAGAAAATCGTAAGCCAAGTTAAGGCGGCAGCAACCCACGGTACCGGTGCTGGTCAGTGGTCAGCCCGTAAAGCGCAGCTTGTGGCTAAGAAGTATAAGGCAGCAGGAGGAGGTTATCGTGACTGAGAAATGGATTCAGAAGGCGATCAAGAAACCCGGCGCGTTGCGTAAATCGCTGGGGGTTAAGGGCGATAAGCCGATTCCAGCAGGCAAGCTGGCAAAAGCTGCAAAGGCTCCGGGTAAGCTAGGCCAACGAGCGCGACTGGCTCAGACGTTGAAGAAGATGAAATGAAAGCCCCGCAACAAAGTTTGAAGGCTTGGGGGGACCAGAAATGGCGAACCAAAAGTGGAAAGCCATC